TTTTCTATTGTATATACTTTTTAAGTTTGCAATCTTACTTTCCTTTAACTCAGATACAGTCTGCGACCAAGTTCTATCTAAAACAGGATATGTGAAATTAGTACCATCCCATTCAATATCCCCTAAGTATTGTGTAGCTGAATCGTAGTCAGGTGTTACGATAGGATAAAATCCAAAGGCTTGTCCATCTGTGATGTTTAAGTGTGTTCCGTTCTCATCTTTCCATACTTTAGGTAAGGAAGTGAATTTCTTTATTGCTCCTTCGTGTTGTATTGCTATCATAATTACGCTTCTTGAGAAATTGTAGCCCACTGTTCTGTTGAGCCATTAGTTGATACTATTTGAATTAGGTTGCTTACAGTTCCGTCATACGTTCCTGTGATTGTCTTAACCGATGCAGGAAGTGTCAAAGTAAAGTCTCCTGTGATTACTAAGTCCTTAACCATCCCTGTTGATACGTTTGAAAATGTCAAAGTAGTGTTTGCTGCTAGTGTCTTAGTAAATACTTGTGCTGAAGAAAAATCTACGTCATCTGCTGACATAGCAGAAGCGGTTGTAAATTCATCTCCTAATTTAGCGTAGGTTACAGCATCATCAGCTACTCCACCTGCTCCACTATAAAGGTCCGTGAAGTTGGCTTCGGTCTTAGTGAATGCAGCAAATAAAGTATCCCCATTCCCCGCGTCAGCAGTACCTATTGTTATGTTTTGTTGTGCCATTTTGTGTTTTTATTAGTATTGTGTTGCGTCTGCTTTATATGTTGTTGTATCTGACGTTATGTTTGTTGTATCTATCCTTAGAAATGAACCGTCTGCATCAAAGGGATAAACAATACCCCAATAGTTAGCCTCGTTTACATTACCAAACCAACTAACTGCGTATACGCTCCCCCAATTTATCGTGTTGCTCATCTCTCTTTATTAAGTAACTATTTAATTTAATTTCGTTTTCTTTCTTAGGCTTATAAACCCTCTTCTTTTTTCTACTCATAAAACCCACCCAGTAAAGTTTACATCTCTCTCTGGATACATACCGTCATTCTGATTACTTGTAAATTCAGGATACAAAGAACTATTATAATTCATATGATCCATAAATCTCTGCGTATAGAACTCAGCAGTCTCATTAGCGTGGTCAGCTAAATTCCTAATCTCTGATTCAGTTACAGATGTAGCATTCTCAGAATTATGTTTATATATTCCACCATTAGATATTTGATACGCTGCATAAGGGATATAAGTCGCTTGAGTATACCAAATAAGCATAGGCTTAATGTAGTCTTCAACAAGTGTTTGATAATTACCGGTTAACGTACCCGCTATAATATCAGCCTGTAGCTTTTCATATAACTTAGTACCTAAATAAGTTTGAATCTCTGTGTCTTGAGCGACCTCAACAAATTGAACTAGTTTGTCAGCATCAAGATTACCGTCAAATATAGACTTTCTCTTTAACTCTTTTAATGTGATAAATAATGCTTTCATACTATTCTTCCTCGTTAGGTTCTACTGTTTCTGATTCTACTTCTATATCTAATAACTCTTCCTCTTCCTTTTGACTAGATAACTTCTCGCCAGTCTCTTCCTCTCTCTTAATCTTAGTCGCAATATTGTCTAACTCTGTAAACTCTATTGGTTGTAGAGTAGTAAAGTATAAGTCTAGCATAATACCGTTAAAGGATAATAACTCTTTGAAAGCATCAATAAGTAGAGTCTGGAAAGGTCTAATAACAATATTATCCATAAGGATAGATGCAGTTCTAAGTTCCTCTGCATTATTACCAAAACCTGTATTATCTTTAATACCCAACAATATAGGTGATACTACACCGTGTCCAATCATAATCTTCTCTCTACTTTCCTTAGCAAGGAAGTCGTATTGAGCGTGTGCATCAGGTAAATGTATAGGTTCAACAGAAGCCTGTGTCTCTGAACTCTCATTAAAGGCCAGGATAAATCTACCTGCATTAGAAGACCCACTGAATTTATCATATATCTTTCTCTCAATAAGTTCTTGTATCTCATCTGTAGGCACACCATTATTGAAATTAAGTAATAAAGAAGGCTGTAATCCATTCTTAATATTATTCAAGTGATAGTTAGACACCTCTTCCTCTAGAGAACAGTATTGTAAACACCCTTGATAATCTACAGGAGAATAATAATAGAACCCTGCTCTATACGGTTTAACGCAGTATATTTCAATCTTCTCTGTCTTACTACCGTTTTTATATGAAGGGATTCTTTTAGGCTTGTCAGAGGGCTTTATATTGGCCCAATCAGGGTGATAATAATAACCTTTTACCTTACCATCTTTAGCCTTCTCTGCTCTTAAAGTCTCCATAGGGAAGTGATATAAACCTGCAATCTCTGTCTTACCGTTCTTATAAACAACCTGTATTGCAGCCTGACCTAGCATCTTAAGGTCATTAACCATCTTCTTTACATCACTAGGTTTAAGGATGCTTTGCATCTTACCGAACATCTCAGGCTTTTCCGTTGAGTCTGTTGCGTTTAATCCTCTACCGTAAACCATATCAACGATACCGTTAATACATCTTGAGTTTGTTGGGCTACCTAAATATCTCTCAATCAATTCGTTGAAGTAGTCATTACTCTCTCCATACTCCACCCAATCATTACGAGTATTCTCTTTTACAGTTGGGATTTCATAACCAGATAGATTTATAACCCTCATACTTTGATTAACTTCTTTTGGGGTCTGTACTTTCCTAGCTGATCTTATGTTTTTTCGACTCATATTATAATATATTGTTGGTCTTCTGTTTCGGCATCATATTGGTTATATTTATCCGTGTTTAATGTGTGAGATACCGTTGTATCTGTTTTAGATGTACAATACACTTTATCCCTATAAAGTAAAGTATCACCCTGTTTAACCTCTATTGAATAACCACTGTCCTCAGATAGTATACTAAAGATGCAGTCTATATCAAGGAAGTTACCATTAACAACAGACGTTAAATCTGTCAACGTCTCTGTCTTCTTAGTACCATCCTCTTTAATCACTAAAGCTAAATCATTAGCTTCAATATATTGTCGAGGGATAATACTTAGTGTTTGTGTATTTGTGTTTGGTAATAACCTTATCATATAAGTATAACTAAATAAGATTAGTTTTGTTCAAAAAAAAGAGGGTTACATTTCTGCAACCCCCTTGAATTATCAAACGAATACTATTAACTGTTTGTGCCTGCTGTAACAGTAATAGTTGATGCGAGTGAATCTATAGTGTCAAAAGGATAGTTTGCATTAGACTCCGCAGATGCAGAAACATCTAAGAAGTTAGCTGGTTGTACTTCCATACCTGAAAGAGTAAGTGTGTAACCACTTAAATCTCCCATAGCAGCACCAGTTACAATTGTTCCTCCAGAGACATCAGCTCCGTGTTCAAGACCCATAACAAAAACATTTCCGTTATAGTCTTCAACAGCAACGTGAGGTCTTCCGTATGCTAATAACTTGATTTCTTTGTGATCCTCTTTAGTGAGTTTCTTAAGAGTCAAATTTAGCGTTTGCTCAAAGAATGTCGTACCATTCTCTCTAGAAGAAGTGATAGTTTGCTCGAAGCTACTATTCCCCTTCAATTCATATTTATAAGCAGTAAAAGTTCCAGACAAATCTGTAATCTCATCCTCGGTCTTTGCTACAGTACCTAAATCTCCATAATCGATAAAGTATACCGCTTTTAGACCGCCAACTACGTCTTTGCAGGGTTCTTTTCTACCTTTAGTTAAATCACAAGTCATATTATTTTATATTAAAAAAGGGTAGGTAGATAAATCACCACCTACCCTCTTAAGTTAATTAATTATCTATTCTTAGTTAGCAGAGTTAGTGATACCGTAAGTTACGATGTCATCAACAATACCATACTGTACACCTGCAGTAAATCTCATTACGATTCTTACGTTTTGAGAACCGTCAATATCAGCCATATCAATAACTTTAACTTCGTTGTGGTCAGATAATAGACCTGTACCGAAGAACAAGTTAGACTTCTCAGCAGCGATAGCTGTGTCAGAAGCAAGACCGTTAGCTACGAATAACTTAACACCATCAAAAGTTAGTGATCCGTTATTCCACCACTGAGTACCCATACTGTTTGTACCAGCAGCACCTAGTCCTGAAGAACCAAATCCACCTAAAGCTCTTACATAAGCTCTAGCGATATTTTGAGAAACATATACGTTTAAGTCCTCGGCTCCATAAAGTGCAGAAGGAATTGCGTCTACGATTTTACCTAACTC